CCAACCGCCAATCCGACACAGGAAGCGCTGGAGATCTGGTACATCGACCAGAAAACCAGCGAGGACGGAGAGGCTGTGGTCTGGGAGCTTTCGTCCCCGGGTGAGATCGACAACCATGGACTTCCCGGGCGCCAGATGACGACGTTCTGCCACTGGGCCATGACCAATGGTTACCGAGGGCCGGACTGCGGCTACACCGGCGCGGCCATGTTCGACGACGAGGACAATCCCACGGATGACCCGGCTAAGGATCAGTGCAAGGGCAGTCTGTCGTCCTGCAAGTTGCGCTTCGGCGAAAACAACGAACTGTCCTTTGGCGGATTTCCCGCCGTGTCTCTCATTGCCCGGAGCTGACCATGCGCAAGCACATTATTGCGGCTATCCAGGCGCATGCGGCGGCGGAGTATCCGCGAGAGTGCTGCGGCCTGGTGTTGGCCGTGGGCCGCGCGCAGAAGTACTTCCCGTGCCGGAACATAGCCAAGGAGCCGAACGAAGACTTCCGGCTCGACCCCGAGGACTACGCCGCGGCGGAAGACCTGGGTGACGTGATCGGCATCGTTCACTCGCATCCGGATGCCACCAGCAGGCCGTCACCTCACGACCTGGCCATGTGCGAGGCCACGGCCTTGCCCTGGCACATCCTGAGTTGGCCCGAGGGGGATTTGCGGACGATCACACCAAATGGCAGCACGCCGCTGCTCAAGCGACCGTTCGTGCACGGCGCATGGGACTGCTGGCAGGTCTGCGCAGACTGGTACCAGCGGGAATGGGGTTTGGAGTTCGAATCCTTCCAACGTACCGACGGCTGGTGGGAGAACTCGGAGAACGCCAGCCTATACGAGCATCACTACGAGGCGGCGGGATTTGAGCGAGTGGACCGCCCACAGCGCGGTGACATGATCGTTATGCAGGTTGGCCGGACAGTTCACCCGAACCACGCTGGCATTTACCTCGGCACCGATCCGTCGCTGCCTGGGGAGGATTCAAGTGTGTTCGGTCCAGGCCCGTTTCTGCTGCACCACCTGTACGGCAGGCCGTCGGAAATCATTGTCTTCGGCGGGCCCTGGCACGACCGGACACGTCTGATCTTCAGGCATAAGAGATCTAGATAGGATGATTATTTAGTCTTTTTTAGACTATGCTCAGGTCATCAGCTATACCGCTTGTCGCCCCATTAAATCATCTGTAGTGGTTGACGCCGCTATTACCGGGCGCTCGTTGCAATTGCGAAAATCGTCGATTTACACGCTTATTGACAATTCGGGGTTGCGCACTAGTATTGCGCTACCTATATATCTTATAGGTGTCTATGAGCACTATTCCACCGTTATGGTCGCCACAGGAGCTCGAAAACCTGATTCACGTGCTTGCGCGGGATTCAGCGAGAGTGGTTATGACTGATCACTTCCTCGAAAGGCTTGCGCAGCGAGGGGTGACCGTTGGTGAGGCGCTGAGGTGCTTGCAACGCGGGGCCATAATTAAAGGTCCAACGTATAGCGCGGAACACAATAGTTTTGAGTTCAGGATGTGCGAACCTGCCCCGCGGGACATCGTTTGCGTTGTTGCGGCAGTTAAGCCAGTTCCTGATCCCGGCGAGACAATCGCCATCACCGTATGGGAGGTGAAGTGATGTTTGAATATACAGGGAGCGGCCTAGACGGCATCTACCTGAAAAACGGCTACACGATTGTTGAGACGTCGTATGGCAAGGGTGTGAAGATCCGAGATGTAGAAGGACTGCACCGCGCAATTGCGATCGACATTGTCCAGCAGAAAAAGCCCATGACTGGTCATCAGTTCCGCTTTCTAAGGAAGGAGCAGGATCTGATTCAGGAAGAGGCAGCGGCGCTTTTCCGGGTTGACGTGCAGACGATTGCGAACTGGGAAAAGAAAGGCAGTGAGCCAGTTCCTGGTGCTTCAGACATTGCTATGCGTGCCTGGTATTCTGCATATATTCATGCGAACTACGGCCCGGTTAAAGTTCCAGCGGACATGCCACCAGATGAAGGGGCTACGTTCCAGTTATATGAAGACCACTGGGTCGAGGCTCGAGCAGCCTAACCTTGATCAAGCCCAGCCAAGCGCTGGGCTTTTTGCATCCACCCCTCAGTGCTACAGTCCCGCCAAACCAAAGAGGGAACGACATGCGGATTTTGATAGCTGCGGTAGCGTTGGCGATGCTGGCGGGGTGTGGCCATAAACAACTTGAATACACGGCTGTTCCGCCTCCTGGTATGGATAGGCAAAAAGCGATAGCTGCGGTAGAGCAAGGTTTTTATGAGGACTGGAATACCGACAATAGACCTCAGTCTGTGGTTGTAACGGATCAATACATTCTGTTGGCAGATGGTGTGGTTTCAGATGGGAGTAGCTTTGGCAGCGCTGCTGCAATAGGTGGCGGAGCTATCGCTGCGAGCAACTCTCGAGTGACTACCAGGGAAATGGGGCAACGGATTTATATCGGCTCAATAGGCGCGGTCAACATTTACCAGCATAAGGTGAAGGCAAATCGGTTCGTGGTGATCGTTCAGGAAGTTAGCGGTGCTGAACTTCGAAAAATAAATGTTCGTAGCCTCAAGCTAGCCCAGCAGTTCGCCGATGGTATTGCCTACTTGAAAGCCCATCGAACGTAGGAGCAGGTTCCACCATAGCCACTCACCTTCAATGTGAAGCGCTTGCCTGCAGCGACGCGCTTCCGCCTCTAAAAAAAGGAAACATTATGCGGATTCTGATAGCGGCTGGAGCAGTGGCGATGCTGGCGGGGTGTACAACACCTGGCGACCTGAAGGCGGGAAAGGCGACCATCAGTGCGTCGTCGAGTAAGGCGCCAAAGCAATATGCTCTCTGCGTAATGCCGAAATGGCAGGATGCTCGCTCAGGAGCCACGATGACCGAAACCTCGACTGGTTACAGGCTAATTGTTGCTACTGACTCGACAGCCGAGGAGCTTCTAGAGGTGAATCGATCCTCAAATGGAAGCAGTGTTGCGCTGTATCAACGATTGTCCTGGGCTCCCGGTTACGGTAGATCGGCAATTGAAAAGGCCGTCCGCGACTGCCTGTAACGAACAACCACATCAAGCCGCCTACGGGCGGCTTTTTCATGCCCGGAGAAAGCCATGGCAGCGCTTGCAATCGAATACCAACCACTCACTACAATCCTGCTCTTTGGTCAGCTACGCCAATTCGGTCGTTCTTTCAGGCTGTCCGTAAGAACAACCGCAGAGGCGATCAAGGCTCTCTGCGTGCAAGTTCCCGGCTTCGAGCGCTTCTTGTCAAACGCCAAGTCCCGGGGGATTGAGTTCGCGGTGTTCAGGGGGAAAAAGAACATTGGAGAGGGTGAGCTCTCTTTTGGTGGAGAGGGAGACATTCGCATTGCCCCGGTGATTACTGGTAGCAAGCGGGCAGGGATTCTCCAGACGATTGTTGGTGTCGTTCTGCTCGCTGTTTCTTACGTATTCCCGGTCACCGCGCCGTATCTGGCGCCCGCAGGCATCGGTCTCGTCGCAGGCGGTGTTATCCAGATGCTTAGCCCCCAAGCCGGCGGCCTCAAAACCAGCGCCGCGCCCGAGAACACCCCCGGCTACGCCTTCGGCAGCGCCAAGAACACCACGGCATCCGGCAACCCGGCAGCACTGTGTGCCGGCCGCCGACGCTGGGGCGGCGCGATCATCAGTGCCGAAATCTACGCGGAAGACCAAATGTAGCCCGCACCTGCTGAACAGCGCCGCCCCTTGAGGCGGTTTTTTATTGCCTGGAGGAAAGCATGGGCGCAGCAAAGAAGCTCGACATCTACGGCGCCAAGGGTGGTTCCGAGAAACCGAAAATACCAACCGAAGCGCCGGACAGTCTGCGCTCTGTTGCCATCGCGAAAATGCTGATCGCGGTGGGCGAGGGTGAGTTCGAAGGTATACCGACGGCGCGCGACATCTATCTCGACAACACCCCCCTGCAAGACCCTCAGGGAAACATCAATTTCCCGAATGTGAAGTGGGAGTGGCGAGCAGGAGCGGTAGACCAAACCTACATCCAGGGCATTCCATCTGTCGCGAACGAAACCACTATTGGCACCGAGTTGCGTAGCGGTACTCCATGGGTCCGTTCCATCAGCAACACACAGCTCTCGGCTGTGCGCGTGCGCTTTGCATGGCCAGCGCTTCAATCTGTGGATGCTGGCAGCAACATCAATGGTTACGCGATCGGCTACAAGATCGAGTTGGCCACTGACGGCGGCGCCTACCAGGAAGTGCTGAGCGAGGGGGTTTCCGGAAAGACCACCAGCCTGTACGAGCGCAGCCGGCGAATCGATCTGCCGCGCGCAACGACTGGATGGTTGCTGAAGATCACCCGGCTGACGCCCAACCAGAACAACAACAAAATCTCCGACACGATGCAGATCGCCGGTTTCACCGAGGTGATCGACGCAAAGATTCGTTACCCAAATACGGCCCTACTTTTCATCGAGTTTTCGGCCGAGCAGTTCCGCAATATTCCAGCGGTAACGCTCGAGTGTGATGGCCGAAAATGGCAGGTGCCGAGTAACTATGATCCCCGATCGCGTAGCTACACAGGTGTCTGGGATGGGACGTTCAAGGAGGCCTGGACGGACAACCCTGTCTGGCACACCTATGGCATCACAACGAACGACCGTTTCGGCCTGGGCCGCCGCATCAAGCCGTGGATGGTCGACAAGTGGGAGCTGTACCGCATCTCGCAGTATTGCGACCAGCTGGTGCCGGACGGGAAGGGTGGCCAGGAGCCGCGCTTCATCTGCAATTTAAACCTGCAGAGCAAGGCTGATGCCTGGTCGCTACTGCGCGATATCTCGGCGATCTACCGAGGGATGACCTACTGGGCTCAGGGCCAGGTATTCACCCTGTCGGATATGCCGCGCGCCACGGACTTCGACTTCGCTTACACCCGCGCAAGCGTGCTCGATGGCAAGTTCACCTACTCCAGCGCGTCGGAGCGCACCCGCTATACCCGCGCGCTGGTCAGCTACGACAACCCGCTGAACAACTACGACACCGACGTCACGGCGGTGACTGACCAGAAGCTGCAGCGGCGCTATGGCGACAATCCGTTGGAGATCAGCGCGATTGGCTGCACCCGCGAATCCGAGGCCCAGCGCCGTGGTAAGTGGGCGCTGCTCACAAACTCCAAGGATCGGGCAGTCACCTTCAAGGTCGGCCTCGACGGGCGCATTCCGCTGCCTGGCTACGTGATCCCGATCGCGGACGAACTGCTGGCCGGTCGGCCGGTGGGCGGACGCATCTCGGCTGTGAATGGCAAGGTCATCACCCTGGACCGCGACACCCAGGCCAAGCCAGGCGACCGGCTGATCCTAAACCTGCCTGATGGCAAGTGTGAGGGGCGGACTGTGCAACTGGTGAGTGGCCGGAAAGTCACGGTGACCGTGGCTTATTCCGTGACGCCCGAAGCTGAACTGGTGTGGGCGCTGGATGCCGACGACTTGGCGATCCCGCTGTATCGGGTCGTGAGCGTGGCCCGGCCAGAGCCTGGCGTGTTCGAGATCTCGGCCGTGCAGTACGACCCGAGCAAGTTTGCGCACATCGACACCGGCGCGCGCCTGGAAGAGCGCCCGATCAGCGTTATCCCGATCACCGTGGTACCGGCGCCTGCCAGCGTCACCCTGACATCAA